GTTCTTTCTAGTTCTTGCAATCCCTTTTTAACTTCTATCTCTGCATTGTTAATAGCTGATGCTTTAGCTTTCTGGTTTAGTTCAAAAAGCTGATTAGTTTGCTGGAACTCTTTTCTTTGTTGCTCCATAGCTTCTGGGCTAGTTTTAGCCTCATATACTTTTAATTGAGCTTCCTTAACCTTTTTGTTAAGTTTCCACTCTTCGTTTTCTTGCTTGAGTTCAGCTTGCTTTTGTTTGATTTTGGAATAGTTGTCTACTCCTTTTTCAAAACCTTTAGCAAGGCCAGCCATTATATATAGTCCCTCGTTGCTCATCTTAGTCTCCTATTTTTATGCAAATTTACTTGCACCATAGTTTTTATTTGGATCATAATTTAACTCATATGTGTCTGCTGCGCCAGCATTACTTGATGACGTTGATGATGTGCCTTTACTGCTACCCAGATTACCTACAAGGCTAGTTATTGCACCTACACCAGATTCCATTATCTGACTCCACAAACCACCTTTTTCGGATGCTTGTGCATTTGCTATCTGTTGTTGTTTTAATGCTAGACCTGCTTTACCTAGAGCGAAATTATTACTTAGGCTTGCTTTGTTTAGACCAAATTGATTCTGCTGTCCGCCATAGGTTAGGCCTGCACCTCTTACACCTGATACGGTTTCTAATCCTGTTTTCATTAGTTCTTGTTTCTCACCTGATGCTTTTATGTAGTCTGCCCATCGCATCTTTGTTCCTGCGTCTGCGGTTGCTTTAGCAATAGACGAGAGACCTACTCCACCTTTAATGTTTCTGCGGACTAGGTTCTCATTTACTGCTGTCGCTGTGTCTCTATTTACTAAAGATAGCATATCATTAAATTCTTTTGAACCTGTTTTTCCTAATCCTTCATAAAATTCAGGTAAATTCCCTTTTAACATACCAGAACCAAACCCATATAAGTCCTCTTGACCTTTTGTGAAATACTCATCTGTTTTGAAATCTAACCCTGCAGCGGCATCATTTAGATTTCCACCATAGTTAGTTCCGCCTCCACCGCCACTATCGTCTCCACTGTTATCTTTTGATAGATAAGAACTGGCTACACTACTTCCTATGCTTAAAGCTGCTTTCGCTACTAATCCCCAACTCATAATAATTCCCCTTTCAATTTTTTAACTTCTTCTTCTGTTGGAATTTCATCAAAGCTCTTGGCTATGATTTCTTCTTCTATTTTTTTTAAATCTGTGTGGTCTGTTTTGTGTACTGTAGTCCATACTGTTTCTGTGTGCATGTATAATAATCTTTTTGTTCCTGGCATAGTGATTCCGCTATAAGGAGCTTTGAGTCTGACTACACCTTCATCTGTTAATACAGAACACTCGCCTTTTAAAATAAAGTATGGATGTTTCTTCTTATGTATTTTAGATACTAACAACATATCTGCTGGCATAGTAATCTGTCTTATGTATAACCCATCTCCAAAAGAATGCTTTAGTGGAGCGCAGTCATCACCAAACTTAACACCTTTCATAGAAAACATTTTCTTCTCTACTTCTAGTATCCCACTTTGTATATCTTCTTTTGATGGTAGTGTTTTTATATTCATTATTTATCCTTATAAAACTCTGGTAAATTTACACTTACATTTGGCATTATAGCCTCCTCATGTTTTTATAATAAAGTTAATTGCTAAGTATTGTGGCATATATGTGTGAGTGTGAGCGCCTACACCTGTGCTGTCATTACCATCATATCTGGATGGTGGTGTAGTGCTTCCTGTGCTTGAAGTAAGAGATGTATCATTTCCAGTTATTGCCGTACCACCCTCGCTACCGATATCTGCATTACCAGCATCAGTTCCAGCACTTGCTCCGTAAGGAAATCTGTTTACAAAATCTGGTACATTAAAAGTAGTAGAACCATTTCCCACCCCAAATGTTGTACCTACTATATTATATAAAGCCGAATAAGTTGTTCTTGATACTGCTGTGCCGTCGCATAGTAACCATCCAGTTGGAGCAACCGCGCTACCATACATTTGGATAGTGCCTACTAGGGTAGTTTCATATCTGCCATCATCTATTATACTGGATATATTGCTACTTGAATTATTATAAAAATAACCTAATCTTTTGTAGTAGGTAACTCCTGTTGGAAGAGATGAGCTTGTAGATATTTTAACTGTAAATACTGTATCTGATACAGCACTCGCTATTGCATATACATAATATGTTGTGCTTGCTGCCTCTGAACCTGTATCAAGGTCATCCCAATCTATTGTTGTAGATGCTGCATTTCTAACCATAAGTCTTATAGTACCAGCAGTATTACTGACTACTATAGAACCTGCTCCTACTGTAAATTGAGATACTGTATCTGAGGCAAGTTTACAGTCAAATCTTCCTGCTGCTAATAGGTTGTCTAAAGGGGCTACTATGTTGTCGTATATAGTAGTATCTATATCCCCTGGGCTTATGCTACCTAGAACAGTTTCCTCTCCCGTACCATTTCTCCATGCTTCTGTTGCAAATGCTGGAACAGCTAAACTTAAAACCATAATCACTAATAATAATCTTCTCATAACTCTATTATTCCTTTCTCTTTGTAATCCTTTGGTACTGGGTTATCTTTCTCTAAGGTTTCTTTGTAGTATTCTAGTTTTATCATATCTTCTTCTGTAGCCTCGTCAGCTATAATAGCTTCTATTGCGTCTGTGATATCGTCTATTTTATGCTGTAAGACTATCCTTTGGTCTATTAAACTCTGTTTTTCAATAGATGCGTAACAATTTATTGATATTGCTAAAATCATTATTACTAATAGTATTTTCATATTTTCTCCTTAGTTTTGTTTACTTTTTTATAATTATCCTGTATATATATAGGAAGCAACCTATAGCAATTTTTACATATGTTTTTATCCAATCTTTGATGAGTTTGATGTTCATATGCATTTTCACATACATAATATCCACGTTCTTCATCAATAAATCCACGACACCTATCGCATAATATCATAAGAAGCAATACTATAAGTATTTTTTTAAACATTGTAACACTCCTATTTTAATCATCAAATTCACATACTATAACATCAATATTAGTACCAGATACCTGAGAACCCACACTATGCCCACCAACTATGCCATCTAATAATAATTGCGGGTGACACTGTGTGGAGCTTACTCTGTATATAGATTGTACTAATCTAAAAGTATAAGCTGGATGCCCACCAGTAACCCCACAATGCCAAGGTGTTAGAATATAGAATACCTTATTATCATCAGCACCATGCGTTACATTTGTGCCATTGGTAGTAGAAATTACATCAATTATTCTAAATGTAGAATATCCTGTATCATAAACTAACTCTCCTTTTGCATTTTTTATTCTCATTCCATGTGTTTCGGACGAAAACGTATCCTCTAGAAAGAACACCCTATAATCATAATTAGCATTGGCTCCACACGCCATTTGAAACCCAGTATAATTCGGTGCTGAATAATTAAGAGTTAACAATCCCATCCTATTACCATCCAATGGTCTATATAACACTATTGGCGGATATGTCGTATTAGTAGAAAAGTTGTGATTAGTTATGCCAGCCGTAGCCCCTCTTTGTACATTATCAGTACCTTCAACATATACATAGTTTTTGTTAACACCATCTATTTGAAATTCAGAATCAGTATTTTTAATCCGCAACCCATAATCGCTAGAATAGACTGGATTAACAAATAATAATAAACATAATATTAATAATATTCTCATTTTTTATCCTTAATTAAGAGTACGCAAAACAAAACATAACACAAGTAGCAGGAGATACAAATGTTGTAAAAGTATTAGTAGTCCAAGAAATAGTAGTCCCAGACCTTGATACTGTATGCGGTGATGTAGCTGCAGTACCATTAACAGGCATAGAAAATTGGGCAGTCTTTAATCCTGCTATTTCGGGTAACGCACCAGAGTTACCAGCAGAGGCAGTCTGAGTAGATGTATAAACAAGGCGAGATATGCTATCTGCAGTATTTATTATTACTTTGCCTTGAGCGTCCCTAACCCTTAGCCCATAATTTGCAGCATTTAAGGGTAACGCTGTTAATCCTAAAATAATCAATACTAAAAATATTATTCTCATGATAGTTTCCCCAATTCTACTCGTAATGCTGCTTGATAGTCTGCTGCATAAGTTAATGCACCACTATCATCCGCTGTAATATCAAATCCTAATGCTCTACCACAAGTAGTTGCTGTGTTTGTTCCTGTGCTCCATTTTAATGTTAATGTGGATAGGGTTGCATTAGCAATAGTAATTTTCTTGGTAGAACTACTATAGACAACTGTTGTATCAGCATCTCCCTGTGCTCTCATAATAACTTGTATATGTGCTGCTAATGTTGTTGGTGTATATGTAGTGCTTGCTGTTAATGTAGCAACCTCTGTACTTGCATCTTCTATCCAATCTAATTTATCATTCACACCTGCTTCGATAGTTATAACATCACTAAACACTTTAAACGCTTCGGCGGCCCCGTCAATAGTAACATAAGAGCCTACATTTATATATTCGTCTACATCAAGCGTTCCTGTATTTACTGCAAGGGCATCTAATTGCGATACACTTATTTGGGTAGCAGTTACTGTGTTGGTATAAATATCTCCACCATCGATTTTGGTAGTATCTGAAGCGTGCGACCAACCAGTGGCTATTGCTGCATCATATAATTCCCATTCTCCCGCTGTAATCTGATCATCACCAACACTGGTGGCCCTATATAACTTATCATCATCTGTATCTATCCACATATCACCAGCTGTTACTGCTGTAGGTATTGCAGATTGTCTAAATGTAGTAACACCACCACCACCACCAGTCGATATTTCAACCCACTCACCTGCTTTAATCTCATCTGCTCCAGCACTATATGATATGTATAGTTTATTACTATCATTAGTGTCTACCCATATATCACCTATAGCGATAGAAGTAGGAATAGCATCTTGATAAAATGTCTGTGTAGCATTACCACCAGTAACCGTTACAACTCCTTTTATCTGAAGTCCATTGGTAGGATCATATTTAAGGTAAGAATCACTATCTCCTATATATATACCGTATAAGTCAGTAGCAGCGCCTAAGAACCCATTGACATTACCCATCCTCATACGAGTTGTAGTGGTGTCCCAAGGGCTTCCTGCGTGCGTTAAAACGTCTATGTGAGGCGAATTCGTGTCCGAGGCTGTCATATAGATAAGACCCTCTCCTGATGCACCATAGTTTATTACAGCCGTGCCTTTAGTCCATATAGGGTTTGTATCTGCTGCATAGTCACTACCACCATCTCTGGTTACTGTATATGTAGGAGCAGAGTCTGCATTAGTTACTGTGAACCATTCGTCATCGTTGCCGTCTTTCATGCGTAAAATATCATTTACTGCAAATGTAGTATCTCCTAATATAGTCATTGTGGACGCATCTGCTGCTGTCATATCCACATTTAAGAGGTCACTATCAGAAACTAATAGGTTCCCCCCAACTGAAGAAATACTTGTCTTCTCAAAAATCGAAGTAGAGAACTTACCTCTTGCTCTTATGTTGTTAAACTCTGCTGTGTTTGAGTCTACATTCCAGCCTGAGCCTAATGCGCCTGAAGCGTAGTCAGAGCTTCTTATATGAACATTGGCACCGTCTATTTGAAGATGTGTGTTACCTATTGCTCCTACGGTTATTTCTGAAGTGGTATCGTTTAGGACGATAGCGTCGCTGGGGGATTCTAGTGTAGATGCTGTTATGTCCCATCCACCTATTGTGCCTGATGTGGCTTTTATTGCTCCCTGACTTGTTACTGTAAATTCTGCACTTGCAAAGGTCTCATTACCCATTTGGATTCCTTGTCCTGGGTGTAAACCTATGTAATCTTCTCCTGATCCGCCATAAAGTCCTGATGCGCTTAGAGTCCAGCCTCCTATTGTGCCGCCAGATACCGTTCCTACTGTTATGATGTCTAGGACTTCGGTCGAGAGATAGCCCATTGAATCGTCATCATCATCAGTTCTTAATCTTCCGTATAGTACAGATTGGTCTAGTTTACGAAGATGTTCATTTAGGATAGGCAAATCTGTTTCTTCATCGAAGCCCGTTAAATAGTCTCCAGCGTAGGCTGATGTGGCGATAAAACATAATAATAAAATCAGTATCTTTTTAGTCATATATTTGCTCAACTTGGTATAGGAACTCAATCTTTTGTATTTCCCATCCAATAACCCCATTCTCTGTGATTTCAAACCTAAATAGTTGTCCTATTAAAGAAGGACTTTCTTCTGAGTTGATAGGTTGATAGTAGGTGAATATCTTTAAATCTTCGTCTCCAATATATTCGTCATCTAAACTAAAATCTGGTTCAACAGATAAATCAATAGGGATGTCTCTGTTTATGTCTCCATCGTCAGTTTTGATGTTTAAATTAACCGTTCCCGACGTCCCCGTGTAGAAGATTTTTATTCGTTTAATTTGCTTTTTATATCCTGGTACTTTGAAATCTTTCCAGCCTGTGGTGTATAAGCTAGTTACCGAAGTTTCCTTTGTTGCTCCTACGCGCTCATAGGTTAATCTGAATAAATACCCATCTGTTTGATAAACAGTAGGGGAGTATACTTCGTCTGAAGTCGTGAAATTAGCTCTAAGTTGAATATAATCATTTGCTGTAATTCCTGATATATCAGCACCGTTAGGATTGGTTACTGCTGTTTCGTAAGTTATACCTGACATACTTGAAGATGAATTTAGCCTAATTTGAAAAGTTACATCTCCATATGCTCCTAGTGTTTCGTTCCAATATAAAGCAAGTAAAGCACCAGCGTCTATTTGATATACCTCGCTTACCCATGTTCCATCTCCATCTGGGCGGTCAATTACTGCATCAGGAAGATAGGTTTTTATTTTATCTAGGGTATCAATATTAGCATTTTTAGTTTGGAGTTCTGTTTCCCACGTATCTATAGTACAATCCCAGCCTATTTCTAGGGTAGGGGAGTTTTCTGTTCCGTAAGCTCTGGTGTCGTCGTATGTACCCTCGTCAAGTTCACTTTCAAATCTAATGTTTAAGAGCGGGTCAGAATAAGACACCCCTTGTACAAGCCCATCAGACTTAGACGAGCCTAAATATACAACCCCTGAGTCTGTGCTGGCATCAAAGGCAGCCCAACAGTTTGCGTTTATTGTATCTACTACATAGGCATCTCTGATTAAATCATACACCAAAACCTTGTTATTTATCGAAACCCCTGATTCGTAAGAATTGTATGATAGGCGATATTCATTGTTAAAGTATATTCCTACGCAATTATCTATGTTTGTTCGAGATATATCTTTTATCTGAGGAGTTACAGCGTCTGAAATCAGCTTCGACCTTACCCCATCAAATACATATATTCCATCTCTTGATAAGTAAATTATCCCCATAGGTGATGAACACGCAGTATAAGGCGCTGGACAACCAACAAAAGAATAAGGATCGCTTACATACCAGTCTGTT